CGGTGTCCTTGCTATGGGTGCTATCGCTGGCGTGCTTGTGGATATCGTCCGCCGTGCCTACTTCGTCGCCTATGGTGCGGACACGGGGGACGATGCGGACACGTGGGACGACTCGCTAGGTGCTCCGTGCCTATGCGAAACGTGTTTCCTGGATAAGCACGGCGAATTGGCGGACGCAACCCCCGCAACCCCCGCCTTCCTGCATGGCCAGCCTTGGACAATCGACCAAGGGGCACATGCTGTTATGCTTTCCGATGCGCTCCAGTGGGATGTACCACAATGGGGGGCGTCCATAGGCGACAGGGTGGTATTCGCACAAACGTTGGATTGTGTGTCCAGTATTAGCGCGTTGCTCGACGACGACGATTCCACGGACGTGTGGTCCATGGGTTTCGTAACACATCCGGACGCCTAGCACGCTGGCGCGCTAGCTCCAACGCGCTAGCGTGCCAGGGTCCGGACCCCCTAGGGGGTCCGGACCCTTTCCTATGGCCTACCCATGGGAGAACCCCCGACCACCTATAGACTCTATTTTTGAAAATGAGTATCAAGCCCGCGCTGCGCTATTACGAGCAGGATAACGTTCTACAGTGGGGAAAATAAAAATTATTTTTTTGTCCGATTTCAGTCCTTTCGCCCGTCCTCCCGCTCGAAAAGTTCCAGGATTTAGGTCTTAGTGGTTTGCGGTCTGCACGAGACTCTGTAGTCTAGTCAACATGCCTCGGTGGCGGAACTGGTATACGCAACAGACTTAAAATCTGTCGCCCGTTGGGATTGAGGGTTCGAATCCCTCCCGAGGCACTCTTAGCTCTAGTCATAGGAAGTTCCGGTGAAGAAACGCATTCACGCTAACAAGCATAAGATCCGCAGCAACGGTAAGACTGGCGCTAGGGAGCCCGTACTCACGGTCAAAACGTATAAGTCAAACGACTACTGCCACGAGGTGCCAGCCGTATACTATAAAATAGTGGAGATCCATAAAGGGGCAGTAAAAACGCTATTCCACGGCCTCAACGGTAGCCGCACCATTCCTGTGGGCGAGTGGCTGGCAGCCGATAAAAAATTGGTCCGCGATGGGACATCTAAGACCCAGTATCTTTCGGGTTGGCACGTTCTGCCAACTCTGAAGGAGTGCGAAGAGTACCTAGAGATATTCACTAGGCGGTTAGATCTTCTTTGTATCGTTCCCTGTGAAGTCCGTGGAGAAATTCGGCCTAAAGTACACAGCCGGTCTAACGTATTCCTGGCTGATCAAATAAAGATACTACCGGGGGCGCTAGGGTCTGGATAGAGACCGAAGCGGAGGTCACCTGCGTCGATCTATGTACTACTGTTATCGAAACTTGACGCAACGCTCTGGGGGCTTTACTATGCGGGTACATACTACAGCGGTCTATAAACTACGGATCTAAGGTTAAGGAGTTTGGAGTTGGTGGAGGAGAGCTTGTTCAACGGGGATATTCCCTCAGAATGCGATGACGAGGCAGCTATGCGTATTTCAAAGAGCACGCGACGTGGCGAGACTATCACCGTACATCTAACGCCGGACGAGGCGTGGGCGTTGGTGAATGGTGTGCGGCCTGCGACGATCTCGGGTAAGCAGGGCTTTGATCTTATGTGGGTGCAACAGCGCGTATTTGCCGCGCTGCAAGACCTGCTTAGTACAGAGCCTAATTAGCTTCGTGTAATCGTCCCCACCGCCCCTCTACGGAGCGGGGCGGACACCCTCCTATACTCTTTTCTCCGGTTAGTCATGCGCACCTACGACATTATTTATGCAGACCCGCCGTGGGACTATAAGGGCCAGAAGCAGCACACGGGCGCTGGCGGGCCGGATAGCGGTGGCGCGGTTAACCACTACTCGTGCCTGAAGCTGCCGCAGTTGAAGCAGCTAGATGTACCGGGTGTCGCTTCCGAGAACTGCTTACTGTTCCTGTGGTCCACCAACCCGCACCTGGATCAAGCTATAGAGCTTATGAAGGCTTGGGGATTTAGCTGGGCCACTGTCGGATTCGTCTGGGACAAGCAGCGCGTCAATCCCGGCTTCTATACTATGAGCCAGTGCGAGCTTTGCCTTATAGGGAAGCGGGGGAAGATCCCAAAGCCCCGTGGTGCACGTAACGTGCGGCAGTTGGTTTCTGCTATACGGGAAGGTCATAGCGTTAAGCCCGCAGAGGTGCGGCGTAGGATCGAAGAGATGTTCCCGGCGCAGACCAAGCTGGAGCTATTCGCCAGGGAGAAGGTTCCTGGCTGGGACGCTCACGGGGATGAAGTATCCGGCGGGGTAGTAATCCCGTTCCTCTAGTCGCGTAGCTATAACCGCGCATCTCCCGACTTGCTTGTTGGTTGTAACCGTACTCTTGCATCCTATACTCAGGAGGTAGTGGTGCGGGACCATATACGGCAAGACTTCCACATCAACATAACTGCGGTGGAGAAGCATTCTTCGTACGGCTACCATACGCGACGTTATGTAGTGCTCGGCAAGATGTGCTCCTACCTAAAGAATGCTTGGGGACCGGGAGACTTCGAGTGGGGCTTCCGAATCATAATACTGAAGCATAAGAATGGGGAAATGGAGGCCGAACTGTTCCGTGCCTGCGACTCTTCCGGATCGTATAGCGACTTTTTCCGCGCTCTTATTTGGAAGAGGGTACGCTTAATGCTGATAGGAGTTTTGTCGTGATGCGCGGCATGGGTCGCGCAGAGCGGAAGACTAATACTTCGAGTGGTTAGCGAGAAGTAGACTAAGTTTAAGGAAGCACAATTAAAAAGTTTAATTCCCCTTTTTATAGTTTTTGTAAGTCCCTGTAATCGCAAATGTTTTTTTGGGGCATTTAAGAGTGCATTTGTAAACTTTTCAAAAATTATAAACTTGGAGGCGGGCGTTGAGCGTATTCCCTGTGTGCGTTCACAAAATACATCAACATCCTGTATAAGCCTTTAGTAGACATTTGTATTTAACGCTTGATAACTTGAAACTGTTTTCTCGATAGTCTGGATATTTAGACTGTGCTAGTGTCCACTCAGGAGGGTTTATGTCTCAGGGTGATTTAGACGAAATGATACGTGCTGCCAGAAAGGCACGTAGAGCACGCGCAGTTTTAGCCCGCCACGACATAAACACGTTCATTCCTTTCGTGATGCGCGACGAGGAAACAGCCATTCCGATCACTCAGGCTCCGTACCACGCTGAGTGGCAGACATTATGTAACAAGCACCCGCGTCTTGTCCTCTGGAGCCACGTCGAGGCGGGCAAAACTCAACAGCTAGGCATTGGGCGCACGCTCTGGGAGCTGGGCCGCAACCCTAATTTGCGTTTCGTTATTGTCGGAGCCACAGCGGGACAGTCAGGAAAGATTGCCGAGACCATTGCGCGGTACATTAAAAAGAGCGAAGAGCTTCATTTGGTCTTTCCGGACCTAAAACCCGGCTCTATTTGGTCGCGCAGCTACTTCACAGTGGAGCGAGATAGCACAGCTAAAGATCCAAGTGTCCAAGCTATTGGCCTACATGCAGCCATTCTTGGCGCACGTATCGACAGATTGATCCTAGATGACTGCCTAACGTACGAAACTTGTCGTACTGACTACATGAGAAAGGACACGTTGGACTGGATTGAGAGTACCTTGTTCGGGCGGCTTACAGCTAAGTCTCGCGTTATCCTAGTTGGTAATGCGTGGCACCATGAAGACACCATGCACGTTTTGTCTAGGCGTCCTGGCTGGGATTGGTCCCGGTATTCTATTCTAACGGATGACGGCAAATCAGTCTGGCCCGAGCAGTGGCCTATTGAGCGTATTGAATCTAAGCGGGAGGAGTTAGGCCCGTTGGAGTTCGCTCGGCAGATGCTCTGCCGGCCACGTTCCGACGAGGAGTCTCGGTTCAAGCGCGAGTGGATTGAAGAGTGTATGGAGCGCGGCGAGGGAAAAACATTCCGTGGCGAGATTTTCGAAATCCCAGAGGGGTGCCAAACATTCACGGGTGTAGACCTCGGCGTTAAGCAGACCTTGGGTGCAAATGTATCGTGCATGTTTACTATTCTAGTACATCCGGATGAGACTAGAGAGGTGATTTGTATCGAGTCCGGGAAGTGGACCGCTCCCGAGATTATTGACCGGCTAAAGGCCACTTACGCTAGGTATAAGAGCACTATTTTTGTCGAGAACAATGCTGCGCAGGACTTCATTGTGCAGTTCGTGGAAGACCAGGACGCCAGGATTCCGATCAGGCGCTTCCACACCGGGTCCAATAAGATGCACCCGCAGTTCGGTGTGGAGTCCATTGGCGCAGAGCTAGCGGGGCATAAGTGGATTATCCCATCTTACAGGGATTCGGACACGGGTAGGCTACGGGTGAACAGCGAGACCCAAACTTGGATCGATCAAATGCTCTATTATGACCCCAAGGGGCATACCGGAGACCATTTGATGGCTTGCTGGTTTGCGAAGGAAGGTGCGCGTAAGTCTACTTTCACGTATAGAGTTGCCCTTCTCGGGGGGAATACATATGAAGGAGAGGTAGATCCCTACTTAAAAGAGAAAATGCCCCCGTATAAGGATGACCCGCCCCTAGAAGACGCACCGGAAGCTTCTGCGGTATGGGACGAACTTAGAGATATGATAGAGATAAAATAGACTAGCTCGATATTTAACATCTTTACCGCTAATGCTTGCTCACGAGATATAATTAATCTAGAACAGTGACTGGTCACTGCCGTTTGTCGGAGGAATAATGGCCGATATTAACACCTACGTAGACGACCTCATCGCAGATGGTACGGTTACAGACGGCACTAGTATAAAAAGTAGCCGGCGTACCTTGGATACGTCAATGCGGGCTGACACGCCTGCTTCTGTGCCGAATACAGGAATATCCACGACTGAAGTGGCCTGCGTTGGGCCGTTAGTCCAATCTGGCGGCATTGTTAACATAAACTCTAACGGCCATGTGAATGTAGCTGGAGCCGCAAATGTCACACTAGACACATCCAGCAACACACACGCTATCACCATTGGTGGTGAGAACAGAACTTCGGCAATTAACATTGGTACCGGCGGGACCAGGACCATCACCGTAGGCGCGGTTACAGCGGCTACATTCGTTGGTGGAAATCTAACGGTAGGCGGAGACTTAACGATAAGTGGTACGACAACCACGGTTAACTCTACTACAGTATCCGTGGACGATAAGAATATTGAGCTGGGTTCCGTAGCGTCTCCAACGGATGCGACTGCTGATGGTGGGGGCATTACCTTAAAGGGGGCCACCGATAAGACTATTCTTTGGCAGAACAGCGACGATCGCTGGCATTTTAATCAAAGTGTTGCGTTACAGAGTTCTACGCCTCAGTTGAAGATTGGCTCCAGTGCAGCGGAGTACACCGTCTTTGGTGTTGACGGTGCTTCGGGCTTAACTGCTGAGAGTGTAGGCGGCCCGATGGCTTTCACTTCAGCGGGGAATCTCTCCCTGGACGCTGCGGCCAGCCTAAACCTGAACACGCAGAGCAGCAGTGCCTCCCACGCTATCAACCTCGGCACAGAGAACAAGCCTGGGCCGGTCAACATTGCTACGGCGGGCACACGGGATCTAAATCTAGGTACTACAACTACGACCACGGTATTGAAGGGCGACCCTATTACCCTAGACTCGGCTGGCCGGATTACGCTGCTTGCTGCTGGTTACATTTCAGTTAATAGCTCCGCTAACTTAACGCTGGAAACGGACAGCAACACACACACCATTAGCTTAGGTGCTGAGAACAAGAACGGCCCGATTAACATCGGTACGGCGGGTGCACGAACCATCTCAGTTGGTAGTGGATCTGCAACTGAGATTGATTTAACTGCCGCCACCATTGATGTAAACGGCGATGTTGAAATTGCCGGGGATGCATCGTTATCCGATGGCAGCGTCACGATTGCGAAAGATACTGACGCGGATTTTGTCGCACTAACGCTTACAAACCAATCAGACGCTAGCGATACAACCGGAAAAGTCAGTATCCAGTTTGACCTCCACGGCACCGATACCGTTGCTGTAGATGCCGGTAAGATTCAAGTTTCCAAAGAAGTAGCGTTTATCGGTACCGACCCATCTGAGAAAGCTGAGATGCAATTCCAGCTTTCTCAGGGCGGTACGCTTTCGGAAAAAATGACTCTTGCGAGTACCGGCAACCTATCTATCGATGGCGATCTTACTGTCGGCGGTGGGGATCTTAGGGATGTTGACGGTGCTATCGGAGTCACCCTATCCGCCGCTAGCGGCTTAGGCGCGTATACACTAATCCCAAGATTGCTCGTAGTCGGTGACAATACTGCGAATGATGTCGGAGTTACCTTTGCCGCATCACCTTACGACGGTTGGTTGACCTGGATGGCGGACGAGGACTATTTCAAGTTCCTCGATGATGTTTTAATCGATAGCGGCGAGAAGCTGTATTTCGATTCGACCAGCGAAGCTATCTCAAGCGACGGTACAGATTTAACAGTAGAGTCCGGCGGCGCTATCATTTTAAGCCCTACTACAACGTTGACTGTTGCTGGGGCAACTGGTCTTACAGGAAACCTTACTCAATCAGGGGGTACCGTAAGCCTTAGTTCTAACGGTGCAGCTACCGTAAACGCTGCGGGGTACGTTGCCGTCACAAGCTCCGCTAACTTAATGCTTGAGACGGACAGCAATACCCACGCCATTAGCTTAGGGGCTGAGAATAAGAACGGCCCAATCAACATTGGGACTGCTGGTTCGCGCACTATCTCAGTTGGTAGTGGGTCTGCAACTGAGATTGATTTAACGGCTACCACGATTGATGTAAACGGGGCGGTGGATATTTCTGGAGCCCTTACGGTTGGCGGCAACATCATTAAAGCCTCTGACGGCGGCTCTACCATTACAATGGACACGTCGGATAACGTGACCATTGCTGGAGCGCTGACTGCGACTGGTGGATTAGCTACACTCTCGTTAACGGCAGAACAAATTACTGGGGATGGTTCTGGAACAGACGTAGCTTCACCGACTGTCCCCATTTCGTTTGTCTACACAAACGGTGGGTCGTCAGCCATTTCGCTGGCTGACGGAGGAAGCACTGTATTACGGAAGATTTTCTATCTAGCTGCCGCTGGCAATGATGCAGTAATCACTCCTGCTAACCTGGGTGCAGGATCTACTATTACGCTGGACGCCGTGGCAGATAGGGTTGAATTACTCTGGCTACCAAGCCCAGGTAGTACCTGGGTCGTATTCAGCGGTTACGGATATGATCTTGTATAATATTTAGGAGGAACAAATGGCGAATCCGCCTTCTGGCTTTTGGCCGGTACGAGAGAAAGCGATTACATTGAGCGTCGTTGGCGGCGATAACATCATTACTGAGAGCGATCTCGGCGTGAAGCCGGACGGCGTGTTTAACACGCACTCCATCACCGTCTCGCTCACTAGCGGCTCCGTAGCATTGTACGGCGCGGTTGCCGTAGATTCGAGCGGTGCTTTTGTGTGGACTGATTTAGCCACTGACGCTGTAGATTCGGATCTAGGGGACGGCGATACGTTTTTAGCCGCCCCGCAGAGTGAGGGTGTGTTCAAGGCGTTCAAGCTTGTGACTGTTGGCACCGATGCTGGCGACAAAGTCTACATCCGTAGCTCTATCCGTGGTCTCTAGGAGTAGTCATGGCCGACGCGCAATTAACAGCGGTAGACTTCCGAAGGCTAACCGGCAAACTCACAACGGCGAAAGGGTATACTTTTTTCCCCGAGATTGACGGGAGTGAGGCACTTGCCGCTACATCTGCTGTGTCTAGAGGAACTCATGGGGCCGCGTTTGAATCGCTTATATGTTCCGACGCGATCTATCCTCAAGCAGCGGAAGATGCAACCAAGGTTAACTACCTGGACGCTAGCGGCGTTTTAATTCAGAACGGGCGTATTCTGCGCGTAATTGGCGTACCGTTTGTGATTAAGACAACCATTAAATACTCAGATTTTTCTACGGTTACTGATAAGAATGTAGCTGTTGTTGAAATGTTTGAGTGTGATGCTGCTTTCCTGGTGCATGATGTCTTCTTTAAAACAACTACATTGTTCACTGGGCCTTCCCCTATAGCGCGGGTGTTCGCAGCGTTTGGTCGCGATGACAAAGAAGTGGACGAAAATCAGAATTTCGGCGGGCGCGGTATTGTGGTAGACGGCCTTTTTGTGCCGCATGATATTTCTGCCACAAGCGGCAGGGTTGGCTGGGGGGCCACTGCGCAGGGAACAGCGAAGGGTGTTGAACATCCATCGACAGACCAGTTACTTTACGGTTCTGGCGGTACAACGCTGTTTCCTGGTAATTCACAGTTGTTAGCTTATTTTGAGGCTACGGGCACTGGCGCGACTACTCCGTTGAGTAATCTCACCGCTGGTGAGATTTCTTTTTATATGTTGGTTACAATTCTGGAGAATCCAGAGCACGCTGTTTAGCGGAGGGTGAAATGCAAGAACGGGAACTGCTTAAGTCGTGGGCTACAGACGTTATTCAAAAGGCGGAACTTTACTCAGAGGCCAGCATTGGAATGGTGCACGCCGAACTACGTGAACAGCTTCGCGAAGTGTACAAGAGCACACCGGAAATCCCGGACGAAGTAGCCTCACGTATTGCGGCGGATAGGGTGGTCACCAAGTTTGCGTCTGGAACTAAGACGCACACAGATGCTATTGCCGCGTATATCAACAACAAAGGCACGGATGGTCCGTTTGAGGCGGCTAAGACGTTTGCTACAGAAGTCCGTAGTGAGCGTATGTCCCTTAACGGCGTCGAGATTGGATAGAAATGAGTTGGCTTCGTTCGCTAGCGACCGGCAAGCTTGACGTAGTAGAGCCCTCCATTGTGGAACTGGCGAAAGCCAGTAAGGCGGCTCCTGCTCCGATGAGCTATGCTTTTGACCCATCATCTATGATGTGGTCGTGGTTGGGAGATAGACCGACTGTTAACCACCCTGGAACAGCGGGAATTGATTACGGAACCCTCCACCGTATGTCCCGCATCCCCGTTATCGGGGCTATGATCCAGAATAGGGTGAATCAGATCGCATCTTTCGCCAGCACTCAGCGCTCCAGGTATGGATTGGGGTTTGAGGTCGTCCTTAAAGATACCGCTAAATCGCCCACCGAGGGCGAGGTTAAGCGGGCTAAGGAGATCGAAAAGCTTCTCTTGGAAGCTGGTGGGAAGCATGGTCCAGGGGGCTTTGAGCCCTTTCTTCGGATGATTACCAGAGATTCGCTGACATATGACCAAGTAAACTTTGAGGTCATGTCCTCTGCCGGGGGGCGAGTTAGTGGTAATCACAAGCCTTCGGGGTTTATCCCCGTAGATGCTGCGACGATTCGGCGGGCGAAGCCAACTCTCCGCGAACTTGATAAGGGGCGGAGAGATCCAGATAGGTCGGTTTACGTTCAGGTTGTGGACGACGAAATCGTCAACGAGTATTCCTATGAGGAGATGGCCTTTGGTGTTCGCAGGCCGCGCACTAGTCTATTCGTTAATGGATATGGTTATCCGGAATTGGAGGAGCTAATTAACGTTATTACGAATTTGCTCAACGCAGAGACGTATAACGCAGTTAACTTTACCAACGGTGTGCACGCTTCGACCATCTTGGCATTAAAGAGTCGGATGGACGCCAGGGCGTTCACCGCGTTCAAGCGCGACATCATGTCTATGATGGTCGGCCCAAGAAATGCAAAGCGTACGCCTATTATCCAGTTAGACCCGTCGCGTGAGTTCGGGGAGGATTTAAAGTCCATTTCCCTCGGGCAGAGTAACCGTGACATGGAATACTCGTCGTGGGTCAATTGGTTGCTTAAAATCTCGGCGGCTGTATTTCAGATCGATCCTGCCGAAATTGGCTTCGTGTACGGAAACGAAGGTTCCTCGTCCATGTTAAATCAGCGTGGTCCAGAGGAGCGTATTGCACACTCAATGGATAAGGGTTTCCGCCCGCTGATTCGTGCGGTGCAGTCTTGGATTAACCACTGGATTGTGGAGCCACTTGAGCCTGAGTTTGGGTTTAGGTTTGTCGGGTTCGATTCCCTCTCCGAGTTCCACAAGGTTGATTTGGATGTGAAGCGAATTCGCAGCTACATGACAATCAACGAGATTCGCGCAGAGCACGATTTGCCTCCGTTGGACGGCCCCACTGGAGACCTAATCCTAGATGGCGTGTACACGTCGGCCATTACCACTCTAGCCTTCGACGAAATTGGCTCTATGGACGCTAGCGGGGACTTGTATATTCCGCAGGCGGACGAGGTTAGCCCAGACACCCCGTCGCCCAGGAATCCCAAGCAAGCTCAAGGGCAGGGTGAGGGAACTGGCACAACTTATGATCAAATAACCCTAAGTTTGGCTGCCGGTATCGAAGAGGCCATGAAGTCGGGTAGGATTGTTCGTAAGAGTGGCCAGTTATCGCCGGGTAAAAAGTGGACGTTGATTGTCGATGACAGTGATGAAAATGATAAATCACACGGGTACACAGTAGGTTTGGACGAATGAGCAACGAAAAATACTTCGCTTTGGTGCTCAATAAGGCCATGGAGGAGCACTTCTCCCAGCAGTCTAGACGCAACTTTAGCGCCTTGGTTAAGGCAGCCCAAGAAGACGCAGAAAAAGAAGAGCCTCCCGATAAGTCATCCGACAAAGAGCCCCCAAAGGGTGAGTCGAAAGAGGTGACGCGTACAGAAGGTGAGACTCCAAGGTCTGTGTACGGGGTTATCAAACTGTTTGGTAAGGAAGGGGCCACCTTTAACGAGATTATTAAGACTTACGCGCAGGCTGCGGGCCAGAAGCCGCGTAGAGTAAACCGCACCTCCATTCGGTATTCATTGGACCGAATGGTGCAGAGCGGAAAAATCAAAGCATTTAATAGAAGCGACGGGCAGACGGTGTACGTCGCGGGGGGAGGGAAAGATGCCGAGGGTTCCAAGTAGAGCGCGACGAGTCGCCACCACACAGGCTAAAGTAGACGTAAAGCCATCTGTGCGCGTGGCGTCTACGGCCAATGTAAATACTAGTAGCCCAGGTGCGGCTATTGACGGAGTGACGTTAGCGTCTGGCGATCGTGTGCTGTTGAAGGACCAAAGCGCCGGGGCACAAAACGGCGTGTACGTGTTTAACGGGGCATCTTCCACAATGACCCGCGCTACAGATGTAAATGTGTCCGCTGAGATAACGGCGAACACAATGGTGCCTATTGATGCGGGCACCGCAAGCGCGGGGCGCGTGTTTCGGTTGGCTACGGCTAACGTCGCAATCGGGACAACAGCGCAGTCTTGGGAGCAGGCGGGGACAGATTTAGGTTCGTTGACTGTTACAGGGGCAACTGGTCTTACAGGAAACCTTGTTCAATCAGGGGGTACCGTAAGCCTTAGTTCTAACGGTGCAGCTACCGTAAACGCTGCGGGCAACATCTCCGTTAATAGCTCCGCTAACTTAACGCTTGAGACGAACAGTAACACGCACCCTATTAAGTTGGGTGCTGAGAACAAGAACGGCCCGATTAACATCGGTACTGCTGGTACTCGGACCATCTCAGTAGGTAGTGGGTCGGCTACTGAGATTGATTTAACGGCTACGACTATTGATGTAAACGGTGATGTTGCCATTGCCGGGGCAACTGGTCTTACAGGAAACCTTACTCAATCAGGGGGTACCGTAAGCCTTAGTTCTAATGGGGCGTTATCGGTAAGCTCTGCGGGCAATGCTTCCGTCACAAGCGCTGCTGGGCTTATGTTGGAAACGGACAGCAACACACACACCATTAGTTTAGGCGCTGAGAACAAGAACGGCCCGATTAGCATTGGGACTGCTGGTACTCGGACAATTTCTGTTGGTAGTGGGTCTGCAACTGAGATTGATTTAACTGCTACGACTATTGATGTAAACGGGGCGGTGGATATTTCTGGGGCATTCACACCGGCTTATCTCACCACCATTCCATTTGCTGCCGAGACGAAGGGCAATGGTTCTTACGCAGCGTCCACAACTATTCCAGCTACATTTGTGTCCACTGCATCTGGAACAGCGGCTATATCCTTAGCGGATGGTGGATCTTACCCGATGCGGAAGTTATTTTACCTCTCCGCTACTGACGCCGGGGCGGGTGCTGGAAACGCTTGTGTGATTACACCGGATAATCTTGGCGGGTATTCAACTATTACGCTAGATACAGCGGCTGATAGGATTGAATTACTCTGGACTACGAACAACTGGGTTATCTGGGGCGGTTATGGATATGCGCTCGCCTGATTTTCTGTGTATTGCTGAGTAAGTAGTAGGTGCTTGACAGTGTTGAATTTTAAAGTTTAATCTAGTTTAGATTTACGGTAGAGGAAAATGGCGTTAAGCGTAAGTAATCAAGTTAGCCCGATCGCGTCGAAGTTAATTTTACAAGACGATGCGACTGCAACCTCTGATAATAATATTACGAGTCAGGCGGTAACGATTTATTTAATCGAGATCGATAATACTGCTGTTGGAAATGCCTCGCAGGCCAACTATTTAAAGCTCTATAATAACGTCTCGCCTA